GCATAGACATCGACCACTTCTATCGCATACAGATATCGAGGAGGCACATCATCCTGATAGGCAATCGGACGGACGAGATGGTGTCCAGGATCGGTGGTGATGACGTGATGATTACAAACCATATAAACATATACCTAAGATGAATGAGAAAGATATTAATGCAGAGATAAGGGCACTGAGGAGCACGCTTACTGGCAACCTTTTTGAGGATGCCGACACGCACAGTGCGATATACGAGCTGAAGAAGATACTGAAGCCAGAGATAGTTAGCAACCCAGAGCTAGATGACGACGATGAATGTCTGTCATGTGGATCATAAACAAATCAATATGTCAAAAAATAAATTAGAAAGAATAATTACAGCATCGATACTGGTTATTTATTTAGTTAGTGCTGTGTTGTTTTGTAATGGACAGTACGTATGGAATGCAATTATTAATTAAACCAAAACAAAGATGATGAGTAAAGAAAAAAAGATATACACATACGGATGTAATAGCTGCGAGGAGACATATGAGTTCTCTCACGCACAGTCGTACAAGAACTGCAACAAGTGTGAGGAGAGGGGAGAGATACGTCTACGATCAATCGAGGTAATTGATGAGGAGGTAGACGATGAATAAATTTCACATATGTTACATGATAGGCGAGAACCTATGCACTGGAGAGACGATCAATGCGTTAAGTTACCAAGACGCAATTAAAAAGTTTGGTAAGGATTGTAACATTATATACATATCTAAGTTATGACACACAACAAATCATTCGCACTGACATTCACCCTGAACGGTGAGAAGTCATACACAAAAATACACTGCGAGGACGACCTAACGGCACTCAACTACTTCAACTTCTTCTTCCCAGAGGCAGTGTTGATAGACATAGAGGAGAGTAAAGTGCAAATAGTCATCGAGGAGATAAATCAAAACTAATATGATATCAATAACTTCAATACTAACATTCGGCCTATCGCTCTGGCTTTTACATCTGGCGATGGACAACATACTGAGCATAGCCGTCAGGTCGATTGTTATACCAACGCTAATGTGTTGTATGTTCGGCTCATGCATCGCATTATTTTTATCAATTTTAAATTTAATAGTATGAAAAATGTAATTTTAATTATGGTGCTGATGTTCAGCACTAATTCAATAGCACAACCATTTAATGTCCCAAAAGGGTTTACATACATGGGCGATGCAGAGTATCTATGCAGAGCAGACGATAAGGCCGAAGCCATAGATATATGCAGAAAGGTATATGACTTCTATGACGTCAATATGGATGACTTTGACGTAGATAAAAACTCAAAGGTTTTGATTTTTAAATACCTTAATAGTGACAGAAAGAAACACGTTTACATACTGTTTGCTGTAGAGTACAAGGATGACTATGACGTGGTACTGAGAGAGATAAAGGATAAAGATACCTACTTCTTTAGCTATGATGACTATGACGGATATACCTATGACCTAATATACAGGAAACAATGAAGGCCTGGGATGACTTGGTAAATGACGAGGAAAAGTCATTATACTGGACAGAAAACAGCGACTGGTATCTGGACATGGGTGTCAAGATAGAGAAGTTTCACGAGGATGGACGTATAGAGATAAAGAACGTGATGACCAGGACGGATAAGTTTGAGGATGTAGAAGGAAAGAGTCTTAAGGTATTTAAGGATGAGGGATGGTTCATGGGATGTGTTAAGCTAAACATAGAAGTTCATCAACGTAAACTACTGAGAACAAACGAGTTAATACGCATAGGCATATCCAACGGTAATGAGAAGGTGGTAGACATGTTCAAGCGCAGGAGAGAGGATCTCCAAAAAAAAATCCACAAATACCGTAACTTATTAACAAATAATTATTAATATTGTAACCCCTAATTTAATTTAATATGCACTGGAGAAATTTAATGAAAGACAACAAGTACCTCGGCTCATGGGACTTGGAGGTCAATGGAAAGTATGAGCCCAAGCTGGTAACTATCAAGAAAATATACCAAGACGTCTTCGTAGGCGAGATGGGTAAGGAGGACAAGGTCTTCCTGATGATGAATGAGTTCGACAAGCCAATGGTTTGCAACCGATCAAACTTCAAGAGGTTGGAGAAGTTCTTTGGAACATTCGACTACAACGAGTACATCGGTAAGCAGATCGTCCTAAACACCGAGAAGGTCAAGTCACCGCAGGGAATGGTAGACGCACTGCGTTTTAGCACCAGGCCACTGCCTAAGAAGACCAAGAAGGTACTGACAGATGATCAGATGGAGAAGGCGGCTGAGTCCGTATCAAACGGACGGTCAACACTGGCAAAGATATCTGCCGTTTACGAACTGAGTGATTCACAAATTAAAACCTTGAAAGATGCTGAAAATAAGAGCAAGTAAATGTGCGGCCTTATTTACAGGTACGGACGGCCTTACTGAAAAGCAGATGGAGGCCCTTTACGTGCTGATGAATAAGCCCAAACTTACAGAAAACCAGGCGGCCAAGCGTGATGAGTTGATAGCCAAGCGTGACGCACCAATAACATTGGGAGAGGGTGCCAGGACATTGATAGAAGAGGCCATCGATGAGGTAATGTACGAGTATAGTTTATCTATTGACAGGAGAGAGATGACGAAGGGAACGGATGTTGAGGACGAGTCTATCGAGATATACAACAGAATCTTCTTCACTGACTACCGTAAGATGGAGGAGTTCGACGACCACTACTCACTTAGCTTTCTGTTTGCATCAGGTCACCCTGACATTGTTGATCGTGAAAGACTTAAAGTCATAGACATTAAGTCTAGCTGGTCAAAGAAGACGTTCCCAAAACGTCCGCCAAAGAGCTCGGCATACGAGTGGCAGGTAAAGATGTACCTATACATGCTTACCAAGAAGACTGGAAAGCACTGGTCTGATGGTGAGATTGCCTACATACTCACGACCACTCCTGAGGAGTTGATACCTGATCATGAGGATGACAGTCTGCACTACATGGACGAACTGGAGGATAACCTACGTGCAACTATAGTAAAGATAGAGCTGACTGAGGATGACATCAAGCACATGGATGCGAGGATGTTTGCGGCAGAGATGTACGCAAAAGAATATGTAAATTTTTTAACAACCAAAAACAAATAAAATGAGTAATCAATTTAAAATGAAAGGTGTCGTGGAAAAGATCTTCGACACAGAACACGTAAGTGAAAAGTTTAAGAAGAGAACATTTGTACTGAACGATCAGGCAGAGAAGTATCCACAAACCATATCGTTCCAGACGGTGCAGGATAAGACGACACTTTTAGACTCTATTATAGAGGGTCAAGAGGTAGAGGTATCGTTCAACCTTCGAGGACGTGAGTGGACATCACCAGATGGTGAGGTTAAGTACTTCAACACACTAGAGGCATGGAGAATAGAGGGATCCTCTGAACCAGCTCCACAGCCAGTTACAACTGAAGAGAAGGACGGAGATCTTCCGTTCTAGGCATTGTGTTTTCATGATGAAAGCAGTTAGGGTTCTGCTGGTTAGCTGACCATACTCAGTAAAAACTCTGTAGCATCGGCTGTATGGTAGTCGGTGCTTTTTTATAAACAATTAAATTAAATATTATGAGTAATACTAAAAGTTTTTTTGAAAGTAAGTCATGGAAAAATATCATGAAGTACATATACGGATTAGGAGCAGCAGTTGTTATTATGGGTGCATTGTTTAAAATTATGCACTGGCCATTTGCTTCTGAAATGTTGATTGTCGGTTTAAGTACAGAAGCATTAATATTTGTAATGTCTGTCATGGAACCAGTTCATCTGGATAAAGATTGGTCTAGGGTTTTCCCAGAGCTAGAGGACACCGAAGGTAAAGGTGTTGATGAAATTGAAGGTGTAGGTCTTTATGACTTATTACAGACATCAAGTGGAAGTAATATAAATCCTATCAATGAATTAAATGACATTGATGTGGTTAATTTAAAAGAATCTATAAATGATTTGTCTGAAAAAATTAAAGATATATCATCTTCTTTAAACACAATTTCAGATGATCTTACGACATCTTCCTTGCATACACATACTTATAAAAAGTCTATGGAAGATTTATCGTATACCTTAAAAGATATAAACACTAAGTACAGTTCGATGTTAAATATTTTTAAGTAGATAACTATGGAATATTTTTCATCACGTACAGATAAACTTGAGAAGAGAGACAAGGTGATCGAGACCTTGAAGGCTCATTATGACAAAAGAAGTAGTGATGGTATCATCAAGTATGATACCACACTACATGAAAATAATGAGGATGACTTCCTTGTGCATCTGCTAGAAGAGTTGATGGATGCTACGGCATATATTACTAAACTTTTAATGCAGAGAAAGAATGATAACATACTTTAAGACAATAAGCGAGACAGATAAGCCCTACCACATAGACATAGATAGGGCGATAGATAGGATACGTGAAGGATCTTCAAAGGATTTAGTAGGTCAGGTTAGGTTAGAGAGAAATAAAGATGGTAGGAATAAGTTAAAAAAACAACT